CGGTGACGTGACCGATTACAAGTGGATAATAGATGAAATATCAAGATGTACTGCGAAATACGATTTAAGGGAAATAGCATATGACCGATGGGGCGCCCCTGCTGTAGTGCAACAGCTAGATGAGCTCGGATATGCTGATGAAAAATCACAGTGGGCACCCCGTCATTTAATCCAATTCGGGCAGGGATATAAATCCTTCAGCCCACCGACAAAAGAGCTGATGAAACTCGTCCTCGAGGAAAAACTACACCACGGCGGCAACCCTGTCCTAAGATGGAATGCCGACAATCTGGTTGTGAGATTAGATCCGGCAGGCAATGTGAAACCCGACAAGGAAAAAAGCACCGAGAAGATTGACGGCATGGTGGCGATGATAATGGGTTTGGACAGGGCGTTGAGGGGTTTGGGAACAGGTGCTTCGGTTTACGAACTCGGTGGCGAACGAGATGGGAAGATAATTGCATTTTGAAAATAGACATCTGGGATATTCTGGTAATTGCTGGCTGGCTGATAATGGGTGCGGGTATCTGGGCAATAGACTGGCGTTATGCCTTGATAGTCAATGGTATCCTGATGATGCTTGGAGGTGGTAAGGCGTTAAGGAGAGGTTAAATGGGCATATTTTCCCCTATATTTGAAAAACGAGATTTAAGCCTGACAAACCCTAAAGCCTGGAATCCGTTGCTGTGGAACTTGTATGGCAGCCAATCGAAAACGGGCATTGCGGTGAATGAGAAGAATGCACTCCAGGCATCTACCGTGTTTAGATGTACCAAACTAATCGCGGATACCGTGGCCAGTCTGCCACTTAAACTATATGAAAAAGACTCAAAAGGTGGCAAGACAGAACTGCCCGAAAGGAGAATTTCCCGAATATTAAAAAGCCCCAATCCCGAGATGAGTCATTTCCGGTTCCTATCTACTTTGCAAGGGCATCTGTTCTTGTGGGGTAACTGTTTCATAGGTGTTGGCAGAGATAATCTCGGCAGGGTTTTGTCTTTATGGCCTTTACGACCGGACAGGGTGCAAATCAGCCGTGACGACGACGGTCAGATAATTTATCTTGTTAGTACGGATAAATACGGGCAGTTACCATTTACCAGCAGGGACTTGTTGCATGTGCCGGGATTTGGATTTGATGGTTTGCAAGGATATTCGATAGTGCAATTGGCTAGAGAATCAATCGGGTTGGGATTGGCAACCGAAGAATACGGGGCGCGATATTTCAGCAACGGTCATCACCCAGGTATAGTTATCAAGTATCCCGGTAAGCTATCACTGGAGGCTCATTCAAGTTTGAAAAAAGATATTGCTGAGAAAGTAGCTGGTTTGGGTAATGCACATAAAGCGATTCTTCTCGAGGAGGGAATGGACCTCACCGACCTTGGCATGCCCAACGACGATGCTCAATTCCTGGCTACCCGTCAATTTCAGAATATAGATTTCTGTAGGTTTGCCGGTGTGCCACCTCACATGGCCTTTGAACTCGATCGTGCGACCTGGAATAACGTAGAACAGCAAGGCATCGAATGGGTACGGGATGGTGTCAGGCCATGGGTGACTTTGTGGGAGCAGGAGTTTAACAGATATTTTCTAAACCCTGCCGAATACGGCAAGATATTTTTTGAATTTGCCATAGAAGGGCTTTTACGAGGTGACATCAAATCCAGGTATGACGCCTATGGTGTGGCAGTCGATAAGGGCTGGATGACCCGTAACGAAGTCAGGCGTTTAGAGAATCTCAATCCAGGCCCAAAAGAATTGGATGAATTCACTGTTCAAATGAACATGACCACCATGGAGAAGATAGTCGAGCCACCTGAACCTGTTCCGTTACAGTTGGAAGCACCAATACCACCGGAGGAAGGCGAAGAGGAAGAAACCGAAAGGGCAATTAAATATATCACCGAGTTTAAAGAGGATTTTATCAAGCGCGGTGTTTCGGCAAGGTTCAGAATTCAGGAATCGTTTAAACCTTTGTTCAGAAGTGCTGCTCAATCTATCATCAACCGGGAAACCAAAGCTGTATCCAGGGCTATTACTGCCAGTTTCGGTGAACGTGGCCGGGGTGATTTCGACAAGTGGCTTGATGAGTTTTACAAGGATTTGCCAGGTTATATCAAGCAGAAATTCAGGGCGGTGCTTCACACTTATGCCGAGCAGATACAGGCTGAAGCCGCGGGTGAAGTCGGTGCTGAAATCGGCATGACACCGGAATTGCAAAAGTTTGTGGATGATTATCTGGACAGGTATTCCGAAAGACACGTTGCCCAAAGCATCTTACAACTCAGACGACTAATCGAAAGAGAAGATCCTGAAGCCGTTGCGAGTAGTTTGCAAACCAGGGTGGACGAGTGGACTGAGAAACGAGCGGATAAAATCGCCTTGAATGAAACCGTTCGGTTGAACAATGCAGTTGCCAGGGCAGTTTTTATTGCCGCGGGGATTACCAAACTTGTCTGGACTAATATGAGTTCTAAACCATGCCCCTATTGCCGGGAGTTAAACGGTAAAGTGGTTGGGATTGAATTACCATTTGTTGCAGAAGGCGACTTTCAACCATCAGGGCAAGACCCAATGGCAATTAAAAGCAATCATTTTCATCCACCATTGCATCAGGGGTGTCAATGCGGGGTAACAGCAATATGAAATATTAGGAGATTAAAATGCCTATTCCGAAACCAAATAAAGGCGAAAGCAAGGATGATTTTATCAGCCGATGTATGAGTTTTCTGGATGATGAAAATTCAGAACTGGACCAGAATCAGAGGGTTGCAGCCTGTAATGCCAAATGGGAGGACAACCGTTCGATGAAATTTGTTAAAGAACCCCGAACTTACAAGGCTGATTTCGAGGTGCGATTCGACAGCAACAAACAGCCAATCATCGAAGGGTATGTTGCGGTTTTTGAAAGCCTTTCCGAGGATATGATGGGATTCAGGGAGAAAATAGCACATGGTGCCTTTGAGCCGGCACTGAAGAAGGATACCTATCTCTTCTGGAATCATAATTCGGATAAGGTTTTGGCAAGAAAAAAGGCAGGGACGCTTAAATTGCGTGAAGATAAAAAGGGTTTGAGAATTGAGGCTAAATTGCCGGAATGGGCAAAGGATCATATCGAAACAATTACGAGAAAAGACGTCAACGGTGCGAGTTTCGGTTTTATAGCCGCATCAGACGAATGGGACCACAAGAAAAATATAAGAACGCTTACCAAAATATCCGAATTGCCTGAAGTTTCAATTGGGGTGCCATTCCCTGCCTATTCAGCCACAGACATTACGGTTGCGTTAAGAAGTAGGGAATTATCGAAATCAACCGGCAAGGCCGAGCCGACGCTAGTCAAGCCGGATGAGATAGTGCCTGCGCCGACGCGATGGCATGATAGTGGTGATATTCGTAGAGATTTCAAATCTTATCTACAGGAGGTAGATGAATGAAAACATTGACTGAAATGAAAGCAAGACTCGTTGAGATTGAAAGCGAGCTGCGATCATTCAAGCAACGCCTAGAGGATGAATCCCGTAATCCTACGGAGGAAGAGAAAGAAGAAATCCGCAAGCGGTTGACTGAAGCCGACGAACTGGAGGAACTGGTTGAGCTGGAAAAAAGACGGCTGGACCTTGAGGGTAAATTCGCTCAGGCAGACGATGAAAAGAAACAGCGGGCGATGAAACCGGTTCCAGACAATCAGTCCAGATCCTTGGATTACGGTAATAAGAAACCTTTTGCCAACCTTAGCGAACAGCTTCAAGCGGTTATGAAAGCAGGCATGGGCCAGAGAGTTGATCCCAGGCTTTACGAAATCAGGGCCACAGGACTTGGCGAGCAAGTGGGTGCAGATGGTGGATTTCTGTTGCAGGAAGATTTCTCCACCAGTCTCTTGCAGGATGCTATGGCAACCGGGCGGTTGGCTTCTATGTGCCGCGAGGTGACCATATCCAGCAATGCCAATTCCATGAAACTGCCTGGGATTGATGAAACTTCAAGGGCATCCACCCGCTGGGGCGGTTTGCTGGGTTACTGGCTGGATGAAGCTGCCGAGAAAACCGCATCGAAACCCAAATTCAGAAGGATTGAATTGAACCTGAACAAACTGGTTGTCCTCGTGTACGCAACCGATGAATTGCTGTCAGATGCCACCGTACTCGAACAGGTGATTAGGCAGGGTGCCGCCCAGGAGATCGGGTTCCAGTTGGATGATGCGATTATCAACGGGTCAGGTGTTGGCAGGCCGCTAGGTATCTTGAATGCCGGATGCCTTGTCAGTCAGGCAATCGAAGCAGGACAGGCAGCAGATACCGTAGTCTTCGAGAACATCGTCAAGATGTGGTCACGGATATTTGCAGGATCACAGCCGAATTCCGTCTGGTTGATTAATCAAAATGTTTTTCCCCAGCTTGCAACGATGAGCCTGTCAGTTGGGACAGGAGGTGCTCCGGTGTGGCTGCCAGCAGGTGGTGCATCTGGAAGCCCGTACTCAAGCCTGATGGGCCGTCCTGTGATGCCCATAGAGCAATGCGCTTCCATAGGCGACCTGGGCGACATCATCCTTGCGGATTTCGGTGGCGGCTACATCCTGGCGACTAAAGGCGGGGTGCAGAGTGATATGAGTATCCACGTCAGATTCGTCTACGATGAATCAGTGTTCAGATTTGTCGTAAGAGTTGACGGGCAACCGGTGAGGCAAAGCGTTCTAACTCCCTACAAAGGCGGCTCCTCTTGGACACAGAGCCACTTTGTTGCTCTGGCAGCAAGATAAAAAGGAGGTAAAAAGCA